GGAAAAGGTGAAGGCACAGCCAAGAAAGGTTGCGCGGATCGTCCGTCCCGGTTCTTCAGGTACTCAAGTCGCAACACGTTCGACCGATGTAAAGAAAGCTTCCCAGCGCCTTGTGCGTAGTGGCCGCATCTCTGATGCAGCCGCTCTTTTGGATAAACTCATTTAATAAGGACGTGAACTAATGGCTATTGTAGCAAATACTTTTACCCGGTACTCCGCTATCGGTATTCGTGAAGACTTGTCGAATGTTATCTATAACATCTCGCCAGAAGAAACCCCGTTCATCTCGAACATCGGTCGTGAGAGCGTCAAGAACACCTACTTCGAATGGCAGACAGACAGCCTCGCTGCTGCTTCGGCTGCTAACGCCGCGCTCGAAGGCGATGACGTTTCCTCGTTTGCTGCTGTTAACCCAACCTCACGCGTTGGTAACTACACGCAGATCAGCACGAAGAACGTCGTCATCTCCGGTACGCTTGAAAGCGTCGATAAGGCAGGCCGTCGTTCAGAACTGACCTATCAGCTTGCTAAGCTGGGTTCGGAACTGAAGCGCGACATGGAAGCTGCTTTGCTTGCCAACCAAGCTGCTGTTGCGGGTAACACCACAACTGCACGTCGTACTGCTGGTCTGCCTGCATGGTTGACCTCGAACACCTCGTTCGGTTCAGGCGGTGCTAACCCAACTGTTGGCTCGACCCCAACTGCTGCTCGTACCGATGGTACGCAGCGTGCGTTCACAGAAACACTTCTGAAGAACGTAATCCAGAGCGTCTGGACGCAGGGCGGCACGCCAAAGATGTTGATGGTTGGTCCGTTCAACAAGACGGTTGCTTCGGGCTTCACCGGCATTGCAACTCGCTTCCGCGACGTTCCTGCTGGTCAGCAGGCACAAATCGTTGGCGCAGCCGACGTTTATGTGTCTGACTTTGGTACGGTTAACATCGTTCCTAACCGCTTCCAGCGTGACCGTGATGCGTTCATCGTCGATCCTGATTACGCATCGTTGGCAGTTCTTCGTCCAATCCAGCAGATGGAACTGGCGAAGACCGGCGACGCCGAGAAGCGTTTGATGCTCGTCGAGTATGGCTTGAAGGTAAACAGCCAAGCTGCGCACGGTATCGTAGCCGACTTGACCACTTCGTAAGAAGGTCTATTTGGGTGAGGGGGCATAACGCCCCCTCATCTAACTATTGAGGGTTTTATGACTAAACGCCTTATCAACGACGATGCTTTCACAGGCGTCAAAACGTTTTATGATTACGATGCCGAAAAGGACGAAGCGATCATCTCGAAAGAGCAGGACGTTTCGGGAATCATCGAGCAGAACAAGCGCGAGTTCAACGAAGCGCCGGAACGCTGGGGTGAGTGGACAAAGGTTGGCAGCATCCCGATTTCAGTGTATTACGAACTTGAGCGCCAAGGTATTACTAAAGACCAAGAGCGCATGAAGAAATGGTTGAACGATCCGGACAACCTTTACTTCCGCACAAGGCCGGGGACTGTTTAATGGCAATTTCTACATACTCCGAATTAAGGACTACGGTCGCGGACTTCCTTAACAGGGATGATCTGACTGCGGCGATCCCGTCCTTCATTTCATTAGCCGAGGCTGCGCTTAACCGCCGTCTTCGTTCACCGGAAATGGTGACACGGGCTACCGTCACTATTGACGCGGAGTATGAGAACCGCCCATCCGATTGGATGGAAACGATCCGCTATCAGGTTAATACCAATCCAATCACGGTTATGGAATTTGTAACGCCGGAAGAAGCTATCATCCAGAAGACGAAGTTTTCTGCGGCTGGCGTACCGATGTTCTTCTCAACTGTCGGCACTCAGTTCCAACATGTTCCCGCGCCTGACGGCTCTTACACAGGCGAGTTGATGTACTACGCCCGCGTTGCTGGTTTGTCGGATTCGAACACATCTAACTGGCTTTTAACGGCCAACCCTGATATATACCTCTATGCAACGCTCGTTCAAAGCGCGCCATATTTGAAAGAAGATGAGCGCATTGGTGTTTGGTCTAGTATATTAGACCGCCTGATGGCTGAATACGAAGTTGCAGAGCAACGGGCCAAGACCGGTTCAAGTCGGTTGGCTTCTAGGACAAGGACGTTTGGTTAATGCCTGATACGACAACTTCAAACCTTGGCCTCACTAAACCTGAGATCGGTGCATCCGCCGATACTTGGGGCAATAAGCTAAACACCGACCTTGACCTCGTCGATGCGCTCTTTGCCGCTAACGGCACAGGGACGAGCGTTGGTATTAACGTAGGTGTGGGGAAAGTAGCCGCTGTTGCCGGGACGCTTAATGTCACCGGCACTGTTTCTGGTGGCATTGTCGCCCCGCTTGCCTCGCCAACATTTACTGGCACGGTCGGTCTGCCTTCGACCACAAGCATCGGCTCAGTCTCATCGACTGAGATCGGTTACCTCGATGGCGTAACATCGAACCTCCAGACGCAGCTTGATGCTAAACTAGCCATTACGGCAGCAGCATCAACCTACGCGCCGCTGGTCAGCCCAACATTTACCGGCACGGTTACGCTTCCATCGACGACAAGCATCGGCGGTGTGAGCGCGGCAGAGATTGTCTACCTTGATGGCGTGACATCGAATGTGCAGACACAGTTAGATGGTAAAGCGGGTCTTGCTTCTCCTGCGTTCACTGGAACGCCAACAGCGCCGACAGCCACCACTGGCACGAACACAACTCAGGTGGCCACGACTGCTTTTGTGCAGCAGGTTGCGTTCAACAACACGCTCCCTTCGCAGACTGGCAACGCCGGAAAGTACGTCACGACGGACGGCACGAATGCAAGCTGGGGGACAATTACTATTCCTGCGCAGGTTTATCCGAGCGCAGGTATTGCTGTATCTACCGGAACTGGATGGGGCACTTCTCTTACCACACCACTAGGCGTTCCTAACGGCGGCATAGGCGCGTCTACTCTCGCGGCCAACAATGTCCTTCTAGGCAATGGTACGAGCGCGGTTCAGGTAGTTGCTCCGGGGGCTTCTGGGAACTTGCTGACAAGCAACGGCACGACATGGACATCCGCAGCGGCTCCATCGAGCGCGGTTCAATACCCACAGAACAGCCAGTCAGCCAACTATACGCTGGTACTCAGCGATGCTGGCAAGCAGATATTCCATCCTGCGTCGGACGCTAACGTCCGCACATATACCATCCCAGCAAATGCGAGTGTTGCGTTTCCCATTGGCACGGTGGTTCTGTTCACGGTGGAGAATGGCGGCACTCGCGTCAACGTGGCGATTACTAGTGACACATTGGTAAACGGTAACGGCCTTGTCGGCACGCAAACTGTTTATCCAAACAACACGCTAATGTGTATTAAAGTCACCGCGACTAAGTGGATGGCAAATTATCTTTTCCAAACAAATGCTACACCATTCCAAGTCGCAGTAGCGCACACCACTTCGCCATTCGTCACAGCATATCCTTGGAGCAGTTCTGGCTTCGGCACTAAATACTCTAATCCAGCTACGCTGCCTGCTGGTAACGGCAACGGCGTAGCGTTTTCTCCGAGTGGAGATGCTATTGCTGTAGCGCACGACACTACGCCATTCGTCACCGCGTATCCTTGGTCTAGTGCCGGTTTTGGCACTAAATACGCTAACCCAGCTACGCTGCCTCCTAGCGGTGGCAACGGCGTAGCGTTTTCTGGTGCTGGCGACTCTATAGCAGTATCGAGTTTCTCTTCACCCTACGTCACAGCATATCCTTGGAACAGTAGCACGGGCTTCGGCACTAAGTACGCCGACCCAGCTACGTTGCCTGCTGGTTTCGGCATGGGTGTAAGGTTTTCTCCCGCTGGGAATGCTATTGCCGTAGTGCATTTTACGTCGCCCTATGTCACCGCGTACCCTTGGAACAGCAGCACGGGCTTTGGTGTTAAATACGCCGATCCAGCTACGACCCCTACAGGCATCGGCAGCGACGTAGCGTTTTCTCCCGCTGGGAATGCTATTGCCGTAGCGCACTCTAATTCACCCGCCGTTTCAGCGTACCCTTGGAACAGTAGCACGGGCTTTGGTGTTAAATACACAGACCCAGCTACGCTGCCTGCTGGTAACGGCTATGGCGTAGCGTTTTCTCCGAGTGGAGACGCTATTGCTGTAGCGAATAGTTCTTCGCCCTACATTACAGCATACCCTTGGAGCGGTTCTGGTTTCGGCACTAAATACACAGACCCAGCTACACTTCCTACGGGTGTTGGCAATAAGGTAGCTTTTTCTGCGTTGGGGGATGCTATTGCTGTAGCGCATCAAAATTCACCCTACGTCACAGCATATCCTTTGAGCAGTTCTGGCTTCGGCACTAAATACGCCAACCCCGTGACGCTGCCTACTGGCAATGGCATCGGCGTAGCTTTTACCGTATCTGCGTAAAGAAAGACACCACATGATCTACACACAACTCAACGCCGAATACAAATACGATACTCTCGCCGACGCTATATACGCCCGCGAGATTGAGCATTTTCATTACGACTTTGACCGCAAGAACTTTGAGTATCTGATTGCCAACGCCACGGACAATGAGTTCGCAGCCAACGTAGCAGAACGCCTCGATGCCACACGCAAGCAAATGGGCAACGTGGAAGCTATCATGGCGGCGCTGCAAGAACAGATTGAAGACCAAGCCGCTTATGATGCAGCCGTCATTCGTGCAACTGCCAAGCGGAAAGCAAAGGAAGCAGAATAATGTGGTATGTCCAAGCCCAAGGCGACACTTTCATACGGCACATCTTTGATGCAGAGCCGACGCAATGGGACGCGGATAATTATTGCTACGCCCGCCGCCTGACCGACGAGCAGGCAGCACATTTTGGCGTACACAAGAAGCAGATCGTCACGCCGCCATATTTTGACCCAGCGACGCAAGTGCGCGAGGAAGGCCCGGCAATTCTGATCGATGGCGTCTGGACCCAGAACTACATCGTGACAGACCTAGACGCAGACGCATCAGCGGCAAAGGTTGGCGCACAATGGGCTGTGATCCGCGCGGAACGTAACACGCTACTGGCAGCCTGCGATTGGACGCAGCTACCTGATGCTTCGGCAGACGCCGCTGCATGGGCTACATACCGCCAAGCGTTGCGCGATATAACAGATCAGCCCAATCCATTCGCAATCATATGGCCAGTGAAGCCAAGCTAATGGACATGTCATTCGGCATCGACACGCTTCTCACCGTCGTTGCGGGCATCTTCGCCATCATTGGCGTATGGACGCAACTCAGCAACCGCCTAGCAATTCTTGAGACGAAGCTGGAGTTCGGCGACGAGAAATTCAACAGCATCGACAAGAAGTTTGACGAGGTTATGATGCACCTACGCCGGATTGAAGACAAGCTGGACAACAAGGCAGATCGGTAATGGCGTTTAAGCTAGGCCCACGTTCCCTGTTAAACCTTCGTGGTGTGCATCCTGATTTGGTGCGCGTCGTTAAACGCGCCATCAGCATCTCCGATATTGATTTCACTGTCATCGAGGGGCTGCGAACCCCCGCACGGCAGAAAGAACTGTTTGCCAAAGGTGCGACCAAGACTATGCGTTCGCGCCACATTCACGGCTTTGCGGTTGACATCGCGCCGTATGTAGCGGGCAGCATTCGTTGGGACTGGCCGCTGTTCGATAAGATTGAAGCGGCCATGAAGAAGGCAGCGCATCTTGAGAATGTGTCGATCACTTGGGGCGGGGACTGGAAGTCGTTTAAGGACGGCCCGCATTGGGAACTTCCGCACGCTAAATACCCCGACCCAAAATGACGATTAAAGAACTTGAGACCGCGCTGCTTGAGCGTGTCCGGGTTTGGTGGCGTCCGGTCACATGTGTCGGTATTGCTTGCGGTGTTATTGTAAATGCGGTAGCCTTGCCCCTTGTAAACAGCCAGCCAATCTCCCTTACGGACTTGGCGGCTACGATTGCATCTTGTGCGACTATATTTGCGGTGAGAGAATGGGGCAAAATAAATGGTGCGGATTAATCCATTCATGGGTTATGTGGCGGCAGGCGCTCTTGCTATTGGCCTTACCGCCGGGTGGAAGGTCAAAGACTGGCAGTGCGATGCCGCGTATTCTGCGGTTCTGGAAAAAGCTGAGAAGCAGCGCCAGCAAATGCAAGGAAAAATAGATGAGGTTTCAACGCTCTACCAATCCGAACGAGATAAAGCCGATGTGGTGGTCGCCGGAGAGAAGCAAACCATCCGCGAGATATACAAGACTTTGCCTGCTGTTTCTGCTGATTGTGCTCCTGATCCTCGTCTTATCGGGCTGCTCGAAAGCGGCGTCAATCGCGCCAATGCCGCAGCCGCCAGCGAACCTAGCGAGTAACTGCCCGCCGCTTGCCTCGCCACCAGCTACGCTTATTGATCCTGAGCGCGCTATATGGGAAGTTGATATAATAGCTAAATACGGTGACTGCGCGTTGCGCCACCGCCGAACAATAGAAGCATGGGAAGAGGCTGTAAAAATCCCAAATAAGTGATATAAGGGCCAAGCGCCTCAACACGGACACCGGCATGACACTGATCCCTATCTCAATACCACCCGGCGTATATCGCAACGGCACTGAACTTCAGGCCGCAGGACGGTGGTATGACGCCAACCTTGTGCGTTGGCATAACGGGACAATGCGCCCGATTGGTGGATGGCGCGTTCGTACCACGAGCGCCACAAACGGCGTTCCGCGTTCTACAATCGCATGGCGTTCAAACGATGGCACTCGCCGTCTTGGTGTAGGGACTAACACAAAACTCTACAGCATGACATCGGCGGGTGTTCTTGTTGACATTACGCCTACAGGATTTGTCACCGGCCCAGCCGATGGTAGCGATAACACCGGCTATGGCGACCTTACTTACGGTAGCTATACCTACGGTACGCCGCGTCCCGATATTAGCCCAGTTACCGAAGCGGCTACATGGAGCCTCGATACATGGGGTGAGTATCTTGTCGCCTGCGCCACGTCGGACGGCAAGCTGTACGAATGGCAGTTGGACGACGTAACGCCCGTTACGCTTGCAGCGCGGATTACTAACTCTCCCGCGAATTGTGTCGGCCTTTGCGTTACAGATGAGCGTTCGATCTTTGCGCTGGGAGCCGACGGCAACCCCCGTAAGATTGCGTGGTGCGATCTTGAAAACAACACTGTCTGGACACCCTCATCCACGAATCTGGCGGGCAGCTTTATCCTGACAACGCCGGGCAGCCTCATGTGTGCTCGTCGTGTTCGCGGCCAAACACTGGTTCTTACTGACGTAGACGCGCACGTTGCGCAATATGTCGGCTTGCCGTTCACCTATCAGTTCGAAACCGCAGGCCGCAACTGCGGTATCATCTCCCGCCAAGCTATCGCTGTTCTCGACAACATGGCCGTCTGGATGGGCAACCGTGGCTTCTTCATGTACGATGGCTACGTTAAGCCGCTACCGTCAGACGTAGAAGACTACATCTTCTCCGACATCAACAACTCTCAGCGTTCTAAAATTGTCTGTGTCCCAAATACAGAGTTTGGCGAAGTTTGGTGGTTCTACCCATCCGCGTCATCGACAGAGAACGACCGGTATGTCGTTTGGAATTTCCAAGAAAACCATTGGGCTATCGGTACACTGGCGCGCACTTGCGGCGTTGACAAGACCGTGTTCAACTACCCAATGTGGTGGTCGCCAAGCGGCGAAGTTTACGACCAAGAGTTCGCGTTTGTCCGTCCCGGTGGCGGTGATGTGTTCGCCGAGACTGGGCCAATCCAGATTGGCGAAGGCGACCGTATTCTGCACATCAACGAGTTGATCCCAGACGAGCGGACACAGGGCGATGTGACGGCGACGTTCATTAAGAAGTATTACCCGAACGGGGAAGAGACAACCTACGGGCCGTACTCCTTGAACAACCCAACGTCGGTGCGCTTCAATGGACGGCAGATCAACATGCGCGTCGATGGTGCACGCAACGTCGATTGGCGTGTAGGCATCATGCGGCTTAATGCTATTCCGGGTGGGCGTCGATGACACTTAGACTACCGCCCGCACCACTTGAGTATAGTCAAGCGTATGAGGCGCAGCGCAATCGGCTGATTGAATTAAACGCCAATCTTGCGTATACTAAGGGCCAAGATGTAGGCGTCTATAAACCCGCCAAGCTGATTGTCTCCGACGCCTCGTTCATTACGACGGACACGCACACGCCAACAGAAGGTTCGTTATCGTGGAACACGATTGACGGAACGCTCGATCTTGGCATGGAGTATGATGTCGTTCAGCAGATCGGGCAGGAGACGTTCGCCCGCGTGCAGAACAGCACCGGCAGCACCATTCCAAATGGTACTGTCGTAGGTTTCGCTGGCGTTGGTGCGAACAATGTTCTTTCGGTTTCAAAATATCTTGCCGATGGCTCGACGCCTACGCTGTACATTCTTGGCGTTCTGACGCACGACCTACCCGACAGCGGCGAGGTTGGTTACTGCACAACATTCGGCCACGTTCGCGGGATCAACACAAGTGGCTTCACTGTCGGAGACCTTCTCTATGCCTCGCCAACTACGGCTGGGGCGTTCACAAACGTAAAGCCGACAGCGCCGAACAACGTGGTTCCGGTTGCGGCTGTGCTAAAGGTCGGCACAACGGACGGCGAGATATTCGTCCGGCCTGCGATTGAGCAGCAATACTACTTCGGCCAGTTCACCCACAACACGACAGTCACGCCAGCCGCTGCGAACACCGCCTACGCTTTGGCGTGGGACACAGCGGTAATCTCTGAGGGCATATCCCTAACCGGAAGCCCGACAACACGCCTGACTGTAGCCCATAGCGGCCTCTACAACTTCGCGGCCCGTATCCAGTTCTCCGCCTCAAACTCTAACTTGAAGTCTGGGTGGATGTGGCTGAAGAAAAACGGCACGACGAACATCTCGTCAAGCACGGCGGTTGGTTCTTTGAAGGATAGTGGCGGGTACACTGTTCTCGCCGTCAACGACTTCGTATCTCTGGCCGCAAATGACTATGTAGAGTTGTTCTACGCAGTAGACGACACGGGGCTGAAGCCAACGACTGTTGCGGCAACGGCTTTTGCTCCATCCGCCCCAACAGCACATGTTGCGATAACGCAGGTTCAGCAGTAATGGGCTGTCAATTTATTTTGTTTTGTGTTAATAACGAAGGATTAAGCGGCCCAACCGCACGGGGAATATAATGGCGACTACAACTACTACGCAAACTCAGGCGCTCAATCCTTTCATTCAGGATATTCTGGCGCGTAACTATGGGGCCGCACAGCAGGTCGCGGCTACTCCGTATCAGGCATATCAGGGGCCACGCATCGCAGGCTTCCGCCCCGCTGAAGAGCAGGCGTTTCAGACTGCGATCAACGCTGCAACCCAGCAAGTTGGGATGCCGCAACTTCAGCAAGCCACCCAAGTTGCTCAGCGTGCAGCCGGATATACTCCACAGCAGTTTCAGCAAGATGTCTCCGGCTTCATGTCGCCGTTCCAGACCAACGTCATCGACGCCACGATGGCCCGTCTCGCACAGAACCGCGCTGAACGTGACGCTGCTACCAAGGCTCAGATGGCTTCAGCGCGGGCATTCGGTAACGAACGTCGTGGTGTGTACGAAGCGCAGC